TGCTTGATGAGATTGTAGAGCGTATAAGCAACGGCGAAACCTTGCGAGCGATATGCCGCGAAGAGGGCAAGCCAAGCTGGGTAAATGTATATCAGTGGATGCGCGAGGATGAAGATTTCGCGTTACGCATCGCCCGCGCGCGCGAACTCGGCGCTGACGCTATCGCTGAAGAGATTATTGATATTATAGACGACTGCACCGATGACGTGATTTTCCTCGCGGCTGAAGATGCAAACGGGGCGGGCGCGAAGCCTGCCATTAAACACTCGGCAATAAAGCGTGCGAGCCTGCGTGCTGAAATGCGCTTGAAGCTGCTGGCCAAATGGCAGCCCAAGAAATACGGCAATTCTGTGGACATCAACGCCACCATTCGCAAGCCCGATCTGAGCGATAACGACGAAGAAATCATAAAAATGTATGCGGCGACCCAGCATAGCGAAGGCGACACCAGCAAAGGCTGAGGTGCTAAATTCGATTCTACGCACCCGCCTTGCGGCATTCACGCGCAAGACGTTTACCACGGTCGACCCCGGCGCGGTGTATCAGCACAACTGGCACATCGACCTGATTGCGGAATATCTCGAATCCTGCACGCGGGGTGAGATAAAGCGGCTGATAATCAATATGCCGCCGCGCTACCTTAAGAGCATAAGCGTTTCGGTAGCATGGCCTGCATGGTTGCTTGGTAGAAACCCCAGCGAACAAATCATGGTGGCATCTTACGCGGACAATCTATCAATCAAGCTCTCGACCGATTGCCGCCTGGTGCTGCAATCAAGCTGGTATAGGGATATTTTCCCCGGCACGGTTATCACCGGCGACCAGAACGAAAAGCGCAAGTTTGTTACCACGCAGCGCGGGCATAGAATCGCCACCACGGTAGGTAGCTCGATTATCGGCGAGGGCGGCAATATCCTGATTGTGGACGACCCGGTAAACGCGATGCAGGCGCTCTCTGAAACCGAGCGCGAGCGTGCTAATCTGTGGTTCGACCAAGCCTATTCAACCCGCCTGAACGACAAGAAAAACGGCGTCATGGTGCTGGTAATGCAGCGATTGCACCAGAACGACCTGACCGGCCACCTGCTTGAGAAGGGCGGATGGGAGCATCTTGTCATTCCGAAGGTTGCAGAAAAGCGCACGATTATTGATTTTGGGCGCGTGAAACGGGTGCTTGAGCCGGGCGATGTATTGCACCCTGCCCGGCAAAGCGCGGACGATATAGAGCGCGAAAAGCAGGCTATGGGTAGCTATGCATTCGCCGCGCAGTGCCAGCAACGCCCCACACCGGCGGAGGGCGGCATATTCAAGCGCGAATGGTTCCTTGAGCGCTACGATACACGCCGCGAGGTTTACCGCTCTATCACCCAGTCATGGGATACGGCGCATAAGGCGAGTGAGATTAACGATCCGAGCGTATGCACCACATGGGGCGAAACTGAGAGCGGATATCACCTGCTGCATGTGCTTGTGCAACGCATGGAATATCCCGAACTCAAACGGGTTGCCATAAATCATGCTGAAGCATGGGCTGTGGATGCGCTGCTGATAGAGGATAAAGCCAGCGGGCAGTCGCTTATTCAAGACTTGCGGCGCGAATCGAAGCTGCCTGTGATTGCCATACAGCCGCAAGGCGACAAGGTAACGCGGGCAAGCGTGGTATCGCCGACGGTTGAAGCTGGCAGGGTTATACTGCCAAAGCAAGCGCAATGGCTCAGTGACTTTGAGGATGAGATTTTCTCATTCCCTAACGCCGCGCATGACGACCAGGTGGACAGCGTTTCACAGTTTCTGGCGTGGGCAAAAAACAAGGCGGACGCGCAGCCGCAAAATTACATACGGAGATTGTAGGCAATGCGTTTATTCCGCAAGGCAGAGAAACCTGAGGCGCAGAAACTTGCGACCTTCTACCTGCCCGTCACTCAGGCGCATGGTATGGCGCACCGTTATGACGCTTTCGCGGGCGAGGGGTACGCGCTTAACCCCGTGGCCTATGCCTGTATTGATAAAATCGCCACCGCTCTTACATCGGTTGACTTGAAGCTATACCAGCGCAATCGTGACGGCTCGACCGTGCTGGTTGAATCTCACCCCGTACTTGATTTGCTTGAGCGCCCCAATCCCTTTCAGTCTGGGCGCGATTTATTCGACGCGCTGATTCGCTATAAGCTGATCGGCGGCAATGCGTATCTGTTAAACGTGAGCGGCCTTACCAGCAAGCAGCCCGTGGCGCTGCAGGCATTATGCCCGGCGCATGTTCAGCCCGTGCCAAGCGATAAAGCTGGCATCCCGCTTGCTTATGAATACCGTGAATCTGGCGGCAATGGCGCGCAGCGGGTGGTGACGTATCCCGTGGACATTGTGCGCGGCACGTCATCAATCCTGCACATCAAAACGTTCAGCCCTATGGGTGGCCTGCTTGGCCTGCCACCGTTACAGGCAGCGGCTTATGCGGCCGATATATTCAATGCAGGGCAAAAGTGGAATTTCTCGCTGCTTAAAAATGAGGCGCGGCCAAGCGGTGCCATGCAGCTTAAATCAAAAGACGGGCAACCCGCCACGCTTACGGATGATCAATTCCGTCGCCTGCGCGAACAGATCGACGCGCAATTCTCAGGCATGAATAACGCCGGGCGGCCTATGCTGCTTGAAGGTGGCCTTGAATGGGTGCAGATGGGCTTTAATGCCCGCGATATGGATTTCGAGAAAAGCATCCTGAATAACGGTCGCTTTATCGCTAGCGTGTACGGCGTGCCTCCGATGCTTATCAATATCCCCGGCGAATCCACGTTCAGCAATTTTGAGCAGGCGCGACTTGCCTTATGGACGGATACCGTCATACCGCAATTATGCGGCCTGCTCGATTCGCTTAACCGATGGCTGGTGCCGATGTATGGCGACAATCTATACCTGTGGTATGACGAGGACATGATACCTGCGCTTGAGCCGCTGCGTAAGGAAAAGGGCGAGCGCATCAATGCCGCCGACTATTTATCCATCGATGAAAAGCGCGAGGCTATGGGTTACGCGCAGCTTGAGGGTGGCCTTGGCGATTCAGTATTCGTGCCAGCAAGCAATATCCCGCTTGAGCTTGCCGGTGATCCGGGCTTGGCTGAATTAGGGAGCGCGGCGAATGCAGCCGGGTAATAATAGGCCGCAGCTTGAATTGGTAAAAAACGGGGATGCGCCTGCGCCGGATGTAAAGAAGCAACTTGCGTTCGAACTCAGCCTAGGCGTGGATTTTGATATTGTTTACATGAATGAGGAAGTGCAGCTCCTGCGCGTGCAGCAATCTATCGCCGGGATAGTGATGCAGCCTTCCTATCACATTATCGCACAAAAGCCCTTAACAGTGCCAGCATGAAGCAAAACCGCCGCGCATATCTCAGGGCATGGCTTGCCGCGCATGGCCGCTTTGAGCGCGACTTGAGGGTAAAAGTTGCCCGCGCCAGAAACCGCTATATACGCGATGCGGCGAAGGCATACGAGGAAACAGGAAGCGTGCCGCAATATGTAACGCGGCGATATACCAGCGAGATTGAATCGCTCCTCATTGCATCCGGCGACAAGGTAGCGCTTTATTTTGGCGCGTTCGCCACCCGTAGCGTTAAGAAAAGGCACGGCGTACTTGAGCGCAAAGCGAGCACCAGCTTTCTTGCGCGGATACAAAACTGGGTACACACGAATGCGCTGGCTAACGCCACGGCAATCAGCGGTACGGATACCGATATAATCCGCGCCCGCATCAATGAAGGGCTGGCGGCAGGGGATGGCGCGGCGGCAATCGCCCGCAATATCCGCAAAGCCTCCGGGCTGTCATCTGTGCGCGCGGCTATGATTGCCCGAACGGAAACGCATTCCGCCGCTAACTATGGCGCTATTGAAGAAACGCGCGAGGTGGCTGGCGAGCTTGGCATCGTGATGGAAAAGGAATGGATCGCAACAAACGACGACCGCACCCGCCAGTCGCATCTTGACGCTGACGGGCAGACGGTCGGGATTGATGAAGCATTTGAAGTGGACAATGAATCGCTCGATATGCCGGGCGACACTTCAGCAAGCGCGGAAAACATTATCAACTGCCGTTGTGCGGTTGCTTATTCGGAGGTTCTATAATGGTTATGCAGACAAAGACACTGCCCCTTGAATACAAGGTGGGCGAGGAAGCCGGCGCGCGTAAAATCACGGGCTATGGTTCCATTTTTGGGAACGTCGATTCCTATGGCGACATCGTGATTAAAGGCGCATTCGCAGAATCAATCAAAAAGCGCGCTCCCAAATTTCTGGCGCAGCATGACAGCGATGCAATCCTTGGCCGCTGGATGGTAACGCGCGAGGATGAGCGCGGCCTGTATTTGGAAGGCGAGTTCGCCCGCACGCCTATGGGCGACGAATACTACGAGCTGGCTAAAATGGGGGCTATTGACGGCCTCTCTATCGGCTACAGCACCATCGACAGCGATCTTGACGGTGACAAGCGGCGGCTGCTCAAAAAAATCAATTTATGGGAAGTGTCCCTTGTGACGTTCCCCGCGAATGAGCTTGCGACATTGACTGGCGTGAAGACGTTGGGCATCGAGCGCGGGCTTGAGAAATACCTGCGGGATGCAGGCGGGTTAAGCCGGAATGAAGCCAAGAAATTCATCTCCGGCGGTTATCAGGCGCTTGGGCAGCAGCGGGATGCTGAAGCCGAGGCGCTACAACGTGCGGCCGCATCATTGGCCGCATTTTATCAATCATTAAACAAAGGTTATTAATATGACTATGGAACTTGCCACGCAAGTGGAGAGCGGCCTGCGCGCCTTCGAGGCGTTCAAGACCGAACTGGGTGCGAAGCTGCATAAGCTCGACGCACTCGATGAAGCAAAATTTAACAAAATCGCCGATGAAGTTGCCGGCACTATTGACGCCGTGCAAAAATCGGAAGCCCGCGTCAAGGCGCTCGAGGAAGGCCAGAAAGCTGTGGAAGCAGCCCTTGCCCGCCCCGGTGTATCAAAGGATGAGGTGCAAGAGAAATCGGCTCTTGTTGCCAAACACTTCCGCGAATACCTCAGCAGCAAAAGCCCTATGCCGCAAGACTTCGAAGGCTACATGCGGATGGAAGGCAAGGCGCACGAGCTAAAAGATATGACGGTGAACATCGACGCGCAGGGTGGCTACCTTGTGCTCCCGACGTTCGGCGGCGTTATCACCACGCAGATGTTCGAGACCTCGCCGATGCGCCAGCTTGCTACCGTGCAGCCTGTTAGCACCGCTGAATGGGAAGTCATTCTTGACTTCAACGAAGCAGGCGCTGGCCTTGTGAGTGAAGTTTCTTCCCGCCCTGCTACGGCAACCCCTAACTTCGGAAAAATCGTCATCCCGACCCATGAGTTTTACGCTAACGCATTCTGCAGCCAAAAGGTGCTGGACGATGCAGCCGTAAACCTTGAGGCTT